TGGTAATAAACGTGATCCAGTCGCCGCGATTGGCAAACAGTAACGTTACTGTGCGCGTTACCTCTCGCTGACCGCCGAGGCTGATTGCTACCGTGTCGCCACCAGGGAAACCGCGCGTGTTGACTGCTGACGTAGCCACTTCTGACCAACCATCTTCAAGCGCTTGAAACACGACACCAGCGAAGTTACTCACGTGAACTGACCTTCGATTGCGGGGTTGCCGCTGTTAGATACTGGTGGACTCACTCGCGTAGCTGCGTTCCGAATCGCGTTAGCAATAGACTGGCTAAAGTCGTTTAGGTCAGCGCCGCTCGTGATCGTCACGCCATTGTTGTTGATGATGATTGGCGCAGCCTGAGCGCCCGGTCCGGTAAGCGCGCCTGCTGCTGCGCCATTAGTGCCGGGCGTGGGCGGCAAGAATGCCGGGTTGTTGATCGTAACGCCGCCAGGCAGCGTCAACGTCGGAGCTTTCGAGAAGTTTTCTAGTGCTGCTGCAAGATTGTTGATAGCTGTCGCGGCGTTATTGAAGAAGTCGGTTACGCCTTGCAATTGCTGCCCGAGCGTTTGCATCGTGTTTCCAATGCCTTCAAGCGCTGGCTGCGCCGGTCCAACTGCGTCAGACAGCCCCTTGAGTTGGTCGCCAAGCTGGCCGAACACGTTAGCAGTGAGCGCAGTGCCAATCGCATCGAGTGCAGCCCCGAGTCGCCCGAGCGCGGTGAAGAAATTGACGAGCGCCTCGAACAGCGGCCCCAGTGATTGAACCTGAGTCGCAAAGCTCGATAGCTGCGAGCCGAGGCTCTCAAAGAACTTGCCGAACGCATCGCTCGACTGAGCAGACGTTGAAAGCGAAGTCAACGCTCCACCGATGCTGTCGAAAAACGTTTTTACGTCCGGCACTACTACGTTGAGTAGTCCGGTCTTCAAATCGTCTAGATGCGGCAGCGCATCTTGGATAAGACCGCCGAGACTGCCAACTGCTGGGCCGAGCACTTGATCCCAAAACGCCTGCACGTTTTGCGCTGATTGCAGCAAGAGTTGAAACCCGTCGCTAGCCAACTGCCCGAGATACGGCAAGAGTTCGGTCGTAATGACGTTGACGATGTTGCTAAACGCGAGTTGCACCGGCGCGAGAAACACCAGCAAGTTACGGATCGCATCACCCAATACCGGCCCGAGCGCAGTAGCGAAGTCGCGGAAGTTTTGAATGAGCCCGCCGACTTGCGGCGAGATCGCCGTGATGATTGCTTGCAGCGTGTCGAACGCTCCGGCGAAGTTGCCGGAGAACGCTTTGTCAAGCACTAACCCGATGTTGCTCAGGATCGGCGTGAGAAACGACTGCAAGCCGCTGAACCGAGACTGAATATCATCGATAAACGAGCGAATCTCTGGCGAGATGCTCTTGAAGTCTTCGATAAACGACTCAAACGCTCCTTGCGTATCCCCACTGAGCGCTTGCTGGATAATGTCACCGATGTTCGAGAAGCGATCTACGACTTCTCGGATTCCGCCGATATCTCTATCCCACGCTTGACGCAAAATTGCGAACACACCAAGCCCAAGCAGGATAATTGGACTCAGGCTCGCAAACGCTGCGATTACTGCGCCGACGCCAGAAATAAGCGCTCCGAACAGCGGAGCCAGCAGAATCATCTCCCCACCAAACAGCAGCAAGCCGGACGCGATAGCCGCCACTTTGACGATGCCCTGCTGGACGTTTTCCGGCAACTGCGTAAACAGCAAAATAAGGTTTGAGAACTGCTTGACTACTCCGTTGATTGATGGCAGCAAAATGCTGCCGAGCGTAATCGCCAGTTCTTTGACTTGATTAGCCAACACGCCGAACTGAAAGCCGGTCGTCTGCTTGATGCGGTCAAACGCTTCGTCGGTCACCCCGAGTTGCTGGTGCATGTCGTTGAGGATCGTGGAGAAGTCTTCAGCACCGCGACCAGCAAGTACAAACGACGCAGCACCACCACGAATGTTCGGAATGAGCTTTAGCCATGTGCTTGTTTGCTGGTCAGCAGTTAGCCCGGCTTTGTTCATCGCACGTGTAGCCAGATCGAGCACGCCAGTCAAACCGAGCGTATGCAATCCAGTTGCTGTAAAGGCTTGGCTCAGATCGATACCGCTGGCTTGGCTGAGCGCATCAATCGTTTTCTTTGCCTGCTGCGACGGATTGATAAGGTGAACGATCTGGTCTTTTACTTGAGTCGCCGCAGTCGCAGCATCGAAGCCGTGGCGCGTCATCGCGGCCATTGCAGCGGCAGCTTGATCGAGCGGCACGCCAACCGCTGCTGCAAACGCGGCGACTTGCCCGAATGACTGCGAGAACTGCTCTAGCGTCAAGTTGCCCTCAGCGCTCGCGGTATGCAGTTCGTCCATCGTCTTACTCGCGTCAGCGCCACTCAAACCAAACTCGTGCAGTACCGCAGCGAGCACTTCGGCTGTTGCTGCCGTATTGCCTCCTGTAGACACTGCGCTCCGCATGGCTGCTTCGAGGATTTGCGTTGACTGCGCTGCATCGAAACCGAAGTTCGACACGTGCATGAAGCCGGTTGCCAGGTTATTGAGGTCAACCGGAGCCTCTGCGCCGAGCTTCAGGATCGTTTGCTGCATGTCGGCCATGCCCTGGTCAGTCAGCGTCGTGTTATTGCGCACTTGCACGAGTTTCTCTTGGAAGTCTGCTGCCGCAACAGCAGCAGCACCCAAGCCTGCGGCAATGCCCGCGCCGGCAACAACCATCGCTTCTGCTGCTGGAACAGCAGCGGCAAACGCGCCGTTGATTCCAGTCAGTTCACCAGCAAGCGACTGCAAGCCGAGAATAGCTCCGCTCACATCTGCGCCGACGCTCACGAACAGTTCAGCGATAGGCGTTGCCATTTACTGCCCGCGCAATCGCTGGATTTCGGCATACGCGATACGTACGTCGCTCACATATACCTCCATCTCGCACTGCTCGATATTGCCGCAGTCGCACAGCACATTGACTTCGTGCGTCAATGCCGCATCCTGCTTGCCAGAGCGCGTGCGCGTGCTTTGTCCTCTGCTTGCTGCTGCGCTCGCTCGCGTTCGTTGGCTTCGATCTGATAGAACGCGATCCAATGCGCGAACTCAGATGCCGACATTCGGCGCAGGAGTTCCGCCCGAGTCATCCCTAATTCTCTCGCTAAGTGGAACTCCATTCGTATGGTCGGATTGTCGCGCAGCACTTTTGGTGGCATCGTTGACCGCGAGGTCACTCAATCCGCTAGCGTCCATGATGGCTTTGAGAATGATGCTGAGCGCGACTGCCGACTTGTCCTGCAACTTCTCGTAGTCGGCAAGCGCAAACTTCGGCTCGATCACGCCCTCAGTGAACAGCAAAGCTTCCATCATCTCCATGTCCACCTCATCTTTGCCGAAGCGCTTGACGGTTGCTTGCTTGCGCATCGCGTCGGCTTGTTTCTTGGTGAACGTGCGGATGCGTACGCCCTTGGGCTTGCCGAACTTGTCGCGACCCCACTGCGGCACAGCAACATCGACCGTTTCAATGTCTTTTGCACCCCAGATTTCGTCGGCTGTGAGTAGCTCCATCGGCTCAGTATCGAATGCCATGCGCCCGTCCTTTCGGGGAGATGGTGAGGATAAACCAGTTTACGCGTTCGTAATCGTGCCTACGACAGCAAGCTCACTTCGCCAGGTTGCTGTGTCGTCACCTGGCGCATCAACTCTGTAGCTCGCGACATACGCCGAGCCAGAGAACGACCTCGTACCGCCGCCCGAGCCTGACGGACGATACGCAAACGTAGACGTTGCCGGCGTTGCAGCCAGCATGAGCGGCGCGAGAATCGCATCGAGCGCTGGGTCGTAGCCGCCCTCAAGGCTCACCGTGCCTGCGTACGGACCGACGACCTTTGAGACAGCCGCGCCGCCGATGGGCTTCACGTCCTTGATATCACGCGTAATGTCGATGCTGACGCTAGTGACATACTGGCTAATGTCCGTCGCGCCGATAGTGAACGTTGCGATGTTGCCTGAGTTGAAAGCCACGGGCTAACCAATCCCCTCTGTATGAGATTGAGCGAGCGGCATAGCCGGCGGCTCTTGAGTCGGGCCATTCTGACCCAGTGTTGCCCTGCTGTGTGCAGGAAAACCGTATCGATGCTCAATAGCTCTTGTTGTTACCAAGAAGCCACTGCGCATCTCGCGCCAGAACGGGTCGTCCATCTTGGCGTCTTCGATGGCGAGTGCAACAGTGAGCAGGCCGCGCCTGACTCGTGTCCAGAACTCTCTATCGTTCATTGAAACG